AAGATATATAAAATATAAATGCAACATTAATTAACAAAGAGGATAAATAGAAATGAATAAAGATAATACATACAACGGCTGGGAATCTAAATCGCATTGGAATACAGCACTCTGGCTTAATAATGATGAAGAATATTATCATATTATGGCTAATGCAGTAGAACAGGCGGTATATATGCAATTGACAAAAGAACAAGCCATTCAGGTAATTCTGGAAAGATTACCAAAAACTACCGGTGATGGCTATTTATGGGAACGTTCTACCCTATTAGAACTATTCGAAGAACAATATCAAGAGCAATTAAAATATTCATAACTTAACAGGAGAAATAAAAATGATTACTTTTACAATTACTTACGGGGCAATAATGTTATTAAGTTTTATATCTTTAACATTATTTGTTATATTAATTTCATATTTATTTAATAGATAGGGGGACATGATGAAAGAAGAATTAAGAAAACTAAAAAATGATGTAATTAGATTAAGTTATCATGCTGAAGAAAATAACTATCATTGTTCGTATATAAACAAACTTATAACTATTGAATTACAATTAGAAACATTGGTTGAAAGTTTGTTAGATGATATGGAGGATAAATAGAAATGAGAGTATCAAATATGCAAAGTACAAATGGCAATAGAATTGCTAATCAATTTATAATAAATGATAACGGCAAGATGTTTTTTCAAAGTTATAATAGCATTATAGCTATGATTGATAATGATGGTAAAATATACCTTGATGATTATTACTGGGATTATTCAGTTACTACATCAAAGTATAGAAATATATTTTTAAATGAGAAGAAACCAGTTACAGAAAGAAAGATTAAAGATGGTTTATATACATTAACTAACTTAAATGAGGAGAAATAACAATGAATACATACGGAATTATAAATAATGAGGGCATCTATTATGATACATCTTTTACGTTAAGGGGTGCTAAAAGATACGCAACAATCAACGGATATACAAGGGTTGGAAAAAGATTTGATTGTGGCTATCACATAACAGAATTATCAATTAAAATTAATAATAAGTGGGAGAACAATGATGAATGAGCAAGACAGATTAAATGGTGAATACCTTACAGGTTGGGAAATTATAGGGGCAACTATTATGTTCGCACTTATCATAGCAACCACATTTTTAATATTAATAATAGGGGGATAAGATGCATAAAGAAAATGAAATACCGCAAGATATAAGGGCAAGTATTGAGTTGTTAGTAAAAATTATTGCAATCCATAAACCAGATGCAAATATACAAACAGCAATTAAAAAACAAATAGATAATTTAAGAAATAAGATTATATATTTTGAGGATACATTATAATGAATAAAAAAATTACCGTAAGAGATAAAGAATTAGCAACAAATAACGCTATAAAACAAGGGCTTATGAAGAATCCAGATAATTATAAATACTTATATACTAAATATTATAATCTGGATAATACACATCACGATATATTTTTAAATAAAACTACTGGGGACTACGAGTCTATAAGGGTGGAGTTATGGCCAGAAGAAGAAGAATAAAACAATTAGAACGGTGGCTAGAAAGGTTTAATCCGGACAATCCCTATATGGTATTTTTTCATATAGGTACTAGTAAAGAAGAAGTAGAGAGAGCTAGGCAAGAACTTAAAATTTTAAAATTACAACAGGGGGAAGAATGAATCCAATATTATTTATTAAGATATTAATTATAGCAATTATTCCTTTCTTAGTTTGGTTTGGAATGATTTTAATGGTTACATATGGTGGTAGAGTATAGTATATTAAAAAACAAAGGGGTGTAATGATAAGCAAAATTATTTTAACACCCCTTAAATCGCAAATGAGGAGCTAATATATGAGTAAAAAATACATAGTACAAAGGTTTGAATGTTATATTACAGAATACGAAGTCAAAGCGGATTCAGAGAAAGAGGCAAGGGAAAAGTTTGATAATGAGGAATACAAAATGATTGATGAATATTATTTAGATGGACATGATACATGGGGTGAGGTAATATTAGAAGAAGAAACAACGGGCAAAATAAATAAGAAAAAATTACATTGAATACTTGCTATGTATGTTTGAGGGGTGTAACATTGCCCCTCTTTTTTTTAGACTCTTCATAGTCTCTTTCAATCTCTCTAATTTGTTCAAGGCACTCCGTACAAGTATCAATATAATTATTAAACAGTGGGTGTGTTGCGGGGTATTTCCTTACAGATTCTTCATCAGTCAGTAGGTTATTGCAAACAGTACATCTCATAAAAATCCTTTTATGTATTTAATACTATGGCCTTAGTAATAAAACATAGTATATAGAACGATAAAGCAATGTAAAATATTCTAATGACTATCACTTCATCCTTTAACTCATCCCTTTTGTATCTAAAATCGTGCAGTAAATTGGATGTTGGGTAAGCTACAAGGTAAAGAAACCCTAAGGTCAACCAACATCCCATAGTTAGTAAGACTTCACTACTCATATCTTATAAGAATAGCCATACAGGTACGGATAAACAAAGAAAGGCTAAGAAGATAACGAACAATCTTTCTGGCTCTATTGCAGGTACACTTTTACTAGCATTTTTCCTGTTAGCTTTGGGTGATAAAACTACATTTATACCCTTACTCTGCATGTCTTCAATGTTTACATCCGATAACTTTTTATCTATCATAAGTATATACTCCATTGTTATTAATCAAATGTGTTATAAAATAACTATAGTATTTTTCATCATTGCTGTAAGTCAATATATTAATATTAGTTGTTACCCTACAACACCCTTAGAGGGTATCATATTTTTTAGTAAAAGTAAATACTCAGTAGTAAAATAAATATCTTGACAGCTAGAACCCTTATCCCTTAATATATTTCGTACATAAACAGAGGAGGAAATATGACTGAAGAAGAAAAATACAAAGTAAAAACATTACAAGATGTCATTAATAAAGATGAAATAATGACACAAGAACTTATGGATGAAATGAAATTAAACTGGTGTATTGCTGATGCTGTCGAAATAATTGAAAAGCATGGGGAGGAATACTTTATGGAAGAACTTAGAAAAAGAATAGACTAATCATGGGACAATCAAGGGGAAAACCATTACACAAAATATCCTGTAAGGATTGCGGGAGTTCAGATGGAAAACAGGTATTTGTACAGGAAGATGGTACACAAAATTCTTATTGCTTTGCTTGTGAAACGTATGACCCCATGCAAGACACCACCAAAATTAAATACAAAGAGGAATCAACAGTTATGACTATGCCAGATATCAGTAACTTAAAAAGTTTAGAGATACCTGACCGTCTTATTCGTAAAGATACCGTAGAATACTATGGTGTCAGGTTAGCTTTAAGCGAAGTAGACGGCACTACGATAACAGAACACTACTACCCTGACCATAACAACGGTGAGCTAATAGGCTATGAAGTTAGGGATTGTATAAATAAAAACTTTAAAGCAGTTGGTAATAGAAAGGGTGAGTTTGATTTATGGGGACAAAGTATAGTACCCCTCTCCCGTAAACTATTTATAACTGAGGGTAGGCTAGATGCTATGGCCTTACATCAAGTTATACTAGACAACACCCCGCCTAAGTATGCACAGTATAAACCTGCGGTTGTATCTCTTACTCGTGGTGCAACATCTGCTAGTAAAGACTTACTGCACAACAGAGATTTTATAAATAAATATCAGGAAGTTATCTTATGTTTCGATAACGATAGTGCAGGAAAGAAAGCAACGAAAGATGCACTAAAGATTATACCACTAGCAAAGGTAGCTATACTCTCAGAGAAAGATGCTAGTGATATGTTAGTAAAAGGTAAAGGAAAGGAATTATATCAAGCTACTGTTTGGAATGCTCAAGTTTTAAGACAGGGTGAAGTAGTAGATGTGTCTGACTTTATAGATAAGGCTATGGAGAAACCCCAGATGGGTTTAACATTCCCTTGGGCTACTGTTACTAGGGCTTGTTTTGGTATTAGACCACATACAATTCATGTGGTTGGAGCAGCACCTAAGATTGGTAAGAGTGACCATTGCTATCAGTTAGTACATCATCTCGTATACAATGAGAAAGTAAAGGTAGGCATATTTGATTTAGAAAACTCACCCGTAAAAACTGCTAAGAAGTTAGCAAGTAAAGAAGCTAAGTTAGATTTTACTAGACCTGATAAAGAATACTCAGACGAATTACTAAGGGATACTTTAGAATCATTAGAGGGTAAAGTTAGATTTTACGATAGGTCAGGTAGTAGGGATTGGGAAGATATAAGAGTAGCAATAGAGGAAATGCATTTGTTAGATGGTATTAATATATTTATACTAGACCCGTTGACTGCATTGGTCAGTCGCTTTGACTCTAGTACTGCCAATGATAAGCTCAATGAAATATGTACTGATATGGCAGACCTAGTACAGAATTACCCTATTACTATATTCTGTTATTCTCATGTTAACCCTAAACCAAAAGGTGCTAAGACCCATGAGCAAGGGGCTAAAGTTTTAAGTTCTGAATTTACTGGAAGTAGGGCAATGGAAAAGTGGTTTCACTATGGCCATGGTATTATGAGGGATAGAACGGAAGAGTGTTCACCGGAAAGAAAGAATATGTCCACCTTTCAGATGTTGTATGACCGAGACTTTGGACAAAGCTATAGCTGTGATGTATACTTTGATGAAGAGACAGTAACTTATTTAGAGCCGGACAGGTGGGGTAAAGCAAGATGACAGATTATGTATGCGATATAGAAACGGATGGACTTAAACCTAGTCTTATACATTGTGCATCCATTTATAATATGGACACAAAAGAATTATACACACTAACTAACTACCCAGAAATGACAGAGTTCTTTTACACTTTAACTAGTGAAGACAGATTAATAGGTCATAACTTTATTCGTTACGATAAACCTGTTATAGAAAGAATACTTGATATTAAATTACAAGCTCACATTGTAGATACAACTGCTCTTAGTTGGTATCTCACCCCTGAAATTGGTAAGCATGGACTTAAATTTTGGGGAGAAAGATTAGGGGTAGCTAAACCTGTAGTGGAAGATTGGGAGAACCTAGCCCTAGAAGTTTATGTAGAAAGATGTGAGGAAGATGTAAAGATTAATACCTTACTCTGGGAAAAACAAAGTTCTATGTTAGAAAAACTTTATGAGGGTAAAGATAGTAATAAATTAATTAGATACTTAGAACATAAGATGAGTTGTGCTGCAATGCAAGAGGCTAGTCAATGGCAACTTGATATAGACAAGGCTCATAAATTACATAAAGAATTAACAACTAACTATCAAGTAGCGGTTGATGCATTGGCTAGTGTTATGCCACAAGTACCTAAGATGGCAAAGCGTACCCGCCCTGCTAAACCCTATAAAAAAGATGGTAGCCTATCCGCTACTGGTATTAAGTGGGATGAGTTAACGAAAGAGAAAAACTTACCGTTTGATTATGACGGTGATATAACTGTAGTGACTGGTTACAATGAGCCTAACCCTAGTAGTGTACCTCAAATAAAGGATTGGTTAGAATCATTAGGTTGGCAACCCGCTACTTATTCTTATAACGGTGATGGTAAAAGCATACCTCAAATTAAAAAACCAGATGGTAACTTGTGTGAATCGATAGACATTTTAATTAAGGATAATCCAGAGTTAGAACATCTAAGAACTATGACTGTAGTTAAACATAGGATAGGTGCAGTACAGGGTCTATTAGAAAATGCTAATGATGATGGTTTTGTTGAGGCCAGAATACAAGGCTTTACTAATACACTAAGATTTAAGCATGCAGTCTGTGTTAACTTACCATCTGACCGTAAACCGTACGGTAAAGAGTTACGTTCTTTATTTACAGTAAGAAAAGATAACCATACATTATGTGGTTCTGATATGGCTAGTTTAGAGGATAGAACTAAACAGCATTACATGTGGCAGTACGACCCAGAATATGTAACAGCTATGACAACGGAGGGCTTTGACCCACATTTAGATTTAGCATTGTCAGCAGGTGCAGTAACACAAGAACAAGTTGATAAATATAAATCCGGTAACAAGACTGATGAAGTATCACAACTCAGACATAACTACAAAGGTGGTAACTATGCCTGTACTTATGGAGCAGGTGTTACTACTTTATCAAGACAGTTAGGTATTAGTGAGGGTGAAGCTACTAAAATACACAAAGCATATTGGAAAAGAAACTGGTCATTAAAAGAGATAGCAAAGGATTGTGAAGTTAAAATAGTGGATGAAAAAATGTGGCTTTGGAATCCTGTATCTGAATTATATTATTATCTTAAAGCAGATAAAGATAAGTTCTCTACCCTGAATCAAGGTACAGGTACATATTGCTTTGATATGTGGTTAGCCTTTATCGTAAGGAAAAGAAAGCAATTAACAGCTCAGTTCCATGATGAAGTTATCCTAGAATTACAGGAAAATAAACAACAGGAAGTAACAGCAATATTAAAAGAATCTATACAAAATGTGAACAAGCTTCTGAAACTAAACAGAGACTTGGATTGTGATATTTCTTTTGGAAAAGACTATTCACAAATACATTGAGTATGATATACTGAAGTAGTATTAACAACAATGGAGATTAAACTATGGCAATAAATAGAGTATCACCCCAAGCAGAGAAGAGTACTTCTACTATAGAGTACACTAATGTGCCAGAAGGTGAACATGAAGGTCGTTTAGTTTATGTTGCTGACTTAGGCTTACAGGAAAGAAACTTTGCGGGTGAGGAAAAACCACCAGCTCAACAGCTTTCTTTAGGTATTGAGTTAGTAGGACAGGAGCAGACTTTATCAGATGGCGGTACATTACCAAGAATCTTATGGTCTAAACCTTTCAACATATTCCAAACTATGAATGAACGTGGTAACGAATATAAGTATTACAAAATGTTTGTACCCACAGCCAGAGATGGTGAGGTAGCAGATTGGGATAAGGTATTAGGTATGCCAATCAATGTTGTCGTTTCTCATAGCAAGTCTGGGGATAGAACTTATGATAATATAAGTAGCATGTCCGCTATACCTGCTAAATATCAAGACCAAGTACCACCCGCAGCAACTGCTCAAATGTCAGTAGGAGATGCGGAAGACGAAAACAATATAGCCACTAAAGCTATGTTTGGTTTAGTTAAATACTTGCATGATAAAAGAGTTAATGGCTCAGTAGTTGAAAAAAGTACGCCTGTTAAAGCAAAGGCAGTAGCAGACACAGAGTTTGCAGAAGAAATACCCTTTTAACTATGAAGTTGTTAATAGACGGAGACCCAATAGTTTATAGAATTGGGTTTGCATGTCAGAAAAAGGATAAGGAAACAGGTGAAGTTACGGCAGAGCCTGTTCCTTATACCCTTTACTCTTGTAAGACATTTGTAAATAATATTTTAAATAATACAGAGTGTGATACTTACAAAATTTTCTTATCTGGTAAAAATAATTTCAGATATAAAATTAGAGAAGATTATAAAGCTAATAGGTCTGGTGTAGATAAACCAGTTCACTATCAGCTTGTTAAAGACTATCTAGTAACACAATACAAAGCTCAGATAGTTAACGGCATGGAAGCTGATGATGCATTATCTTTATCTCAAACGGAAGATACAGTAATAGCTACTATTGATAAAGATTTATTAATGGTGGAGGGTAAGCATTATAATTATGTCAAGGAAACTTGGCAAGATGTTACAGCTCAAGACGGAGAACAATTCTTTTATAAGCAAATGTTAACGGGTGATAAAGTTGATAACATTATTGGTATACATGGTATAGGTGAGAAGAAGGCTACCAAACTTCTTAATAATACTCCTAGGGAAGAATGGGATAAAGTAGTGCTAGACCTATATCAAAAAGAGTTTGCTCCTGACGGTTTTCAAAGAGCCGTAGAAAATGCACAGTTACTATGGATGCTGCAGAAAAACAAACAAATCCCCTTGGATTTTGTTAAGGAGTTAACAAGTGAAAGTAAGACAAAAAAGAAATAAAAACATATACAGAAGTGGATTAGAAAGTACCTTCGCAGCAAAGACAAAAGGGATGGGTTTTGTTTTTGAACCGGAGAGAATGCCCTATATAGTTCACCGTAAGTATGTACCTGATTTCGTTAAAGGTAACGTACTGATAGAATGTAAAGGTTTTTTTAGGGCAGGAGATACACTTAAGTATAAATCAGTTAAGAAACATTACCCCGACAAAGAACTAATATTTATTTTATCCGACCCCTTTAAAAAAGTTAGGAAAGGTAGTAAATTAAATATGGGTCAATGGTGTTTTAAGGAAGAGTTCGCTTTCTTTACAGTTAAAGAATGTGATAAACTAAAAAAATATATGTCATTGAATGAAGAAGATAAATACAAATATAGGCAGGAACATTTAAGAGGTGTGTGATGGGTGATATATTAAACTTTCTTGATTACAAACATGGCCAAGAAGAACAAAAATTTGGAATGACATTTGAAGAACTATGTATAAAATTAAAAGATATAGATGAAATTACTTTGATGGAAGTACTAGAAATAAGTTCAGAAGATTTAGTGGAAAGGTTTGAAGACAAGATAGAAATAAAAATAAGTCAAATTAAAAAAGATTTAAGGGGAGAATAAAATGAGTTTATTAATTAATGATAACAACTATGTAACAGAATACAAAGAAGCTGATATATTTACTAAGCAACAACAAGATATTTTTTGGACACCCCACGAAATAGAAATGGAAAAAGACCTACATGATTTAAAAACTAAACTAACACCCCAAGAGTTGCATGGTGTTACGACTGTCCTAAAACTTTTTACTATGTATGAGTTAGAAGTAGGTGAGAATTATTGGGGTGGTTTTATTAGAGATACTTTTCCAAGACACGAAGTACAAGCTATGAGTAGTAGTTTTGCAACAGTTGAACTAGCAGTACATGCTAAATTTTATCGTAAGATAAATGAAGTATTAGGAATAGATACAGATAATTTCTACTCTGGATATGCTAAAGATAAAACATTAAAGGATAGAATGGATTGGATAGGTAGGCAGTTTAAAGATAAAGACCCATTGTACATTACTGCTATTGGTAGTATTGCTGAAGGTGCAATATTGTACAGTAACTTTGCTTTCCTAAAACATTTCCAAGCGGAAGGTAAAAACAAACTAATGAATATGACTGCTGGTATTAACTTCTCAGTTAGAGATGAGAACTTACACAGCGAGGCTGGGGCTTGGTTACACAGAGAGTTAAAGAAAGAAACTAATGTTAGTGACAAAGACTATCAAAAGCTTGTAGTAAAAATTAAAAAAACTTGTGAACAAATATACGAACATGAATGTAGAATAATAGATATGATATTTGAACAAGGAGATATCAAGGGTATTACTGCTAAACAAATGAAAAACTTTATACAATCAAGATTAAATATTTGTTTATCACAATTAGATATAAAACCTATGTACAATGTAGAGTATGACCCTATTAGTAGTTGGTTTTATAAAAATATTAATAGTGGTTCTTTACACGACTTCTTTGCAAAGCAAGGAAACAATTACACAAGAGATTGGGTGGAGGGTAAGTTTGCATGGTAGATAATACAAAACCTAAAAAGGAAGATAGGAAAAAGTTTGATATTGATTTAGCATACGGGGAAGTTAAAGAAGAACAAGTAGCATCTATGCTGCAAGATAAAAAGATAGAAGTTAAAAGTGAACGTGGTATGTGGATGAGGACAGGTAACATTTGTATTGAGTATGAATGTTGGAAGAAACCATCCGGTATTAATGCTACTGAATCTGATTATTGGTTTCATAATTTATGTATTGATGATAATATATTCTGTACATTAGTATTTGAAACAAAGAGTTTAAAGAAAATAATAAGAACAATGAAGGGGAAGAAGTCAGTTATGGGTGGTGATAATAATGCATCTAAGATGTGGTTGTTACCTATAAAGAAACTGTTTGACCCAGAAACATTTGAGGGATTTAAAAATGGTACAAAAACATAAATCAATTTATGATGAACTAGGGGATGAACGTAAGAGGTTACAAGCAGAGGGTAAACTACCCCTATGGGTTACTACCCCATCTTGGCAGATATTAAAAGATAAATATACTAGCCCTGAATACCCTGACTTATATTCTATTTATAAAAGAATCTCAACTGCGGCAGCAAGTCATATGGGAAGCGAAGAAGAACACTACAGAAAAGTATTCTTTAATCTTATGTGGAACGGATGGCTTGCCTGCTCTACCCCTATACTAGCTAACATGGGTTCTAAAAAAGGTTGTCCTGTATCTTGTAGTGGTAATTATGTGGGTGATAATGTCTATGACTTTTATGATTCACAAAAAGAAACAGCAGTTCTTAGTAAGAATGGTTTTGGTACTTCAAGTTATCTTGGTGAAATACGGGAGAGAGGTATGCCGATTTCCGCTGGAGGAGTGGCAAGTGGTATACTTCCCGTACTCAAAGACTTTGTACAGTTATCTCGTGATGTATCTCAAGGTAATACTAGAAGAGGTGCATGGGCGGGTTACTTAGAAATGGAGCATGGTGATTTCTGGGAGATAGCTGACTATGTTATTAACCACCCTGATGATTGTAATATAGGTTGGTTAGTAACTGAAGATTTTATTACTAGATTAGACAGTAAAGATGAAGATGCTATGTCTCGTTATCAGAAAGCTATGAAGGTTAAGATGTTAACAGGTAAAGGTTACTTTGTTTTTATTGATAAGATGAACAGCCAGAATCCACCTATGTATGCGGAGCATGGTCTAAAAGTTAAAGCTAGTAATTTATGTACAGAGATTACATTACATAGTGACGAGTTCCATACCTTTACTTGTGTATTATCGTCTATGAATTTAGCTAAGTATGATGAATGGAAAGATACAGATGCAGTACATGATGCTATCGTATTCCTAGATTGTGTTGCGGAAGAGTTTATACAGATGGGTAGGGGTATAAAAGGTTTAGAAAGTGCAGTTAGATTTACTGAATCTGGTAGGGCATTGGGGCTAGGAACACTAGGATTCCATACCTACCTACAACAAAATATGATTGACATTGAATCACTTGAAGCTCATACTTTAAATATGAATATGTTTAAGGATATAAAGAAAGACGCTGTAAAAGCTACTCAGATGTTAGCTAAGACTAAGGGTGAACCTAAGTGGTGTAAAGGGCATGGAGTCCGTAATACTCACTTACTGGCCATAGCCCCTAATAGTTCTAGTGCATTAGTTTGCGGTAGTGTATCACAAGGAATCGAACCAGTTTATAAAAATGTATTCGTACAAGGAAGCCCAGCTGGTGAGATAAACCGCATCAACCCTGTACTGATAGAGTTAATGAAGTCTAAAGACGTATACAATGACGAGACCATTAATCAAATCATTAAGGATAATGGTTCAGTACAGTTAGTTGATTGGCTTACGGATGAAGAGAAAGCTGTATTTAAAACTAGCTTTGAGATTAATCAAGAGGTGTTAGTTAGATTAGCTAGTGCAAGACAAAGAAGTATATGTCAGGCACAGTCCTTAAACTTATTCTTTCCCTCTGACACCCCTGAAGAAGAAATATCTAGGGTGCATAAACTAGCTTTTAAAGACAAATATATAAAGTCATTATACTATTTAAGAAGTGAGGCTGGAGTAAGAGGTAGTAGTGGTGAATGTGTAGCATGTGAAGGTTAATCCCCAAAGTAATCGGTGGTGTCTTTCCTCGCACCACCTTTTATTTTTTCTTATTTTTTAATTTTGCTTGTACTGTCTTTGACAAATCTTTTAAGTGATAAAGCCTTTTACTAGTTTTTGAGTGTTTAGCTCCGGAATGTAAATGCCCATTAGGCATTTTGTGAGTACCACCCTTATGTACTTTACCATCTCTTGTGTAATGTTTTACGTTCTTCATATTAATTTTCCATTGGTAGCTTGTTAAGTCTTAAATGTATTTTACCCAGTTCTCTCTCTATCCAACTAGCTAAATTATCTTCTATATCTCCAACCATTGTATCTTGTTTTTGTAATATATTATATACTTCTCCAATCATATTATTATTTAATAATACTCGTTCTTCTAAACTATTTAATTTAGATAAAAAGTTATTTACTAACCAAATTAAAATACATATTCCAGTTATTAATAGTAATAAAAGTTTTTTATTCATATTAATTACCCAATGAAAGAGGGTTGGAGTTGATTGTTGAACTTATTTTCTCAAAGCTCTTATCAACATGCTCAACGATTTTATCTATATCTGCATCAATTTTATCAATAAATGTTTTGTTGCTAGTTGCATTTATTTCTACAGCAGTTATTCTTTCAACAATAGCTGAGTTATCTCCACTAGGAATACTAGCAACGCTATCTTCTAAACTGCTCAAGCGTGATGACAGGTCTGCTATTAGCCACACCCCACTCCCCATTGGAGCTGCTACTGATATTAAAAAAATCAGAATTAGCTTGGGCGTAATCTTGATTGTTGAATCCGTCTTGTTTGTCATAAAAATCTATCTCCGTTGTTGTTAGGTCTATCGTATCTTTGTATGTGTTTTCAAAATATCCTTTGTTAAAAGATATTATGGTAGGTACATCAACAGTTTGTACCTTTACATCTGATACAGGTTTATCTAATACATTTTTTTCTTTGTGTACCCTTTGCTTTTCTTCTTCTTTTTGTTGTTTACTTTCATCTTCTTTACTGGTTTCTTTTTGTAATTCATTACTTTCTCCTTTAGCTTTTTCCGATTGTTCTTTAATTTCTAATTTTAAATCTTCTTCCATAGTAGTTTCTTCTATCTCAGAAGGTACTTCCTCACTTCTAATTTTCTCTAATGTTTCTGGTTCAGGTTCTGCAACTGGTTCAGATATTTGTTCTATCGGTTGTACTTCCGCTATATCCATTTGCATATCTAAAACAGGTATATCCACTACTAATAAATTTTCAGGGGGTGGTTTTATATCAATGATACCAGCTGATATAGTATTTGCTATAGATGTTGCATCTAACGACCCTATTTGTACAGTTTCTTCTACCTTTGGAACAACAATTGCTACAGGAGGCTCTGGTTTAACGATAACAGGGACTTGTATAGGCTGGGCCACTACTAGGTCAGAGAGTGTTAAAGTAAGGCTTAAATCGTCAATGATAGAGCCAAATTTTCCTTCCCAGTCCCCAGCATCATCACCAAAGACATTTACACTTACTGTTGTATTATTTATATTAAATTCTTTTTGCAACTCAATATTAAAAGTGGAAGTAATAACACCATCATTATAATCACTAGTAAAATTATAGTTTAAAGTTTCTGTCTGAGTGCCATCATTAAATACGATAGTTGTTTTAACTGTATCTAAATTATCTACTGTACCTTCAGTTGAACACCAAGCTCCAGTTGCTTCATTATTACAACCTATGGATAAAATACTGCCATGAGCTTTATCAATAATCTTTTCTTTTGATTCTACTAATATTTTTAAATCAATATCTTGTGATATAGAACCACCTTCAGCACCACTAAATCTAACTGACTGATTTAATTCTCCGTAATCATTACCATCATAAGTAGCAGTACCATCTAATTCCCACCCCTCAGTTTCATTATCAAATGAACCGTTATTTAGGAGATTTGATGTTTCCGTTGCTCTGACTGTTTGAGTTGCTGTAATTACTAACATTGTAGTCAGTACCCAAGTAGTCAGGATAACGTAAAATTTGCCCATAATCGTTTATATACCCCATCATTTTATAATGCTTAATTGCTTCTTGTCCAATTAGTGCTTTTTTACCATTCCAGATACTACAAGGTGTTCCAGAATGTAGCATAGCTGACCATACTGCTTTTGAATCAGCACACAAAATACTGACACTTGCAACCTTAAGCCCACTTTTTGCTAATGCCATACTCAAGGCACGATTTTCACACCGAAAATCTGTAAAAGTTGTACCTGTGGATATACCAACAACAGAAGTTTGCACAGCACCAACAACAGGAAAGCTGCATATCATTTGGCTATAGCTTTGCACACCTGCAGAGATTGCAGAGGGTGGGGGTTGGTTTTTGTAATTTACTGTACTATCTGCTGCATAACTGTTTATGGTTGTTATGATAGCTACTATGGTTGCTAGTAATAAAAATATAAATTTATCAATCATTTCTTCTTTCACTTTTTTGTCTTTTTAATGCATTTTCTAACCCACCACCAAAAAAGTTATACCATAGTTTACCAAATACAGGTAAATTTTTAATAGTTTTTTCTGGTAAAACATCACCTTCTGTAGCTAAATTATGAATATCTTTACCTATGTCTGTAAGTAAACTTAAAGGGGGTGTTACAGTGTTAACTATAGCTCCTTCAATATCTCCTTGTGATAAATATCTTTCCTGTATATATTGACTTGCAAACATAATTGACCATAAATGATTTATAGAATTGTCTGATATATCTTCAACATTAAAACCCTTACCCATAACCCAATCTTTAGTTTCTTTAACTGTACCATTCATGCCACCTACTAAAACCATATAACCTGCAAGATTTCTACCTGCTTTTAATTTGTTACCTGCTTTGTATTCTTGTATAACATTTTTACGAAGTAAATCTATTTGTTTTATTGTAAAAGATTTAAGGGCATAAAATATACGACCATTAGGAGCATTTAAATATGCTTGTGGCATTTCAGACATTGATATAGGCTGTGCATCTGATAGCTCATTCCATAAATAAAATTTAACCCTATCTGTTATTTCACCATTTTTTAACTCAGCCACTAACATATTAAATTCATCATCTCCAAATACTTCTTTATATTTTTTTGCTAAAGATTTAGTACCTGCTTCAGACTGCACTGCTTTTGTAGCTTTTTTATAACCAGCCTTTAATAAAACATTTTTACCGTATCTATCTGCCATTCTAAACCCAGATATTTTTAATACCCCACCTAATATTCTTGAAGTATCTATGGCATTATTTAACTCGTGTGACATTATGTCATCTAAACCTAATTCTTTCATAGACACTTTAGCTTTACCAAATAAAGCAGATATAGTATTTCTATTACCTTGAATCCAAGCAGAAACTCCAACATCACCTAATTGAATCATTGCAGATAATGGATTACCCAAAGTAACACCATAACCTATATCCCTAACATATTTAAGAACTTTATTGGGTGATTTTTCTCCCATACCAAATCTAGTAGTTAATAATTTTGTTACATCATCAACATCATCTATTTTAATATTACCAGCTTTTAATTCTTGATTAATATAATTCCCTACTGATTCTTCAATATTTTCATCATAAGGTTTAATTTTTTTATCTTTACTAACTCTACCTAAAAATGTTCTACGTTCAATATCATTAACTGATTGTCTAATATAATTTGTTAAAGCTACAGAAGGTTCATCATAAAATTTCATCATGTCTTCTGTGACTGTGTCTATTTTTCTTGACTTAGTAAAACCCAAACCTGCACCATCTACTTGACGATTAAAACCTCGAATTGATTTATTAAGAATATCTACTACTTCATCATCTGGTAAATCCTTTGCTGATTTTAATCCTAATTCTCTTGCCCTATTATACAAGGCATTGTTTATCACACCCCTTTGTTCTGAGTTTAAAAGATTTTTTATACCGTCTAAATCTTTTACTTTTCTAGGAAAATAATTAGCAATTACGTTTATATCGTAGCCTACATCCGATAAATCTTTTTGTTTTTTATTTAATAAATTTCTAACATTAGTTATATCTTTTTGAATATTAGGGTTTTTAGGTTTTAATATTTTTACTACGCTACCATAGTTACCATTATTTAAATGCATACCTATTAATTTACGAGTTTTTTTATTTTCCCTATTAATTGCTCTAGTAAAATTTTTAATTAATTGTAATTCACTGTGTGTTCTTGTAGACACATTAAACTCATGTTTTCTTAATCTACCAAATATTCTTGGTGCAACATTTTTTATTCTTGTAGATATGTTACCAATTATTTCATCAGTAAATAAACTTACTTTACCTTGAGAGCCTTTATTATGTATTTTAAGTAATTCTTGCTCTACCCTTGCTTGAGGCAATGTTAAATTTTTTAAAGGTACAGATGTATTATTAATTGTTTTTGTTAAATCTTCCGCAGACATTCCTAATTCTTTTTGTACAAAATTAGGTATATCTTTTGCAGCTACATTTTTAGATTTAGCTAAAGATACTGCATCATTAATAAATTCCATTTTTAAATTAGCATCTTGTATTTCTTCTTTTTTTATTTTCCTACCCCTTAACACATTTAAACCTTTAACAATAACACCACCAGCTACTCCACTAAATGTTGTATATAAAGCTAATTTTTCTTTATCAATTTCAGCATCAACTGTAGCTAAATCTTCTGTAACAGAAAATAAACCACCTATACCTGCACTAGTAGCAATACCCGCTTTTACTGTCTGCCCAACTGGAAGAAGTATAGTAGGGTCAACAAGTATTTTTGAAATTGAACCTAGAGTTTCTGCAAAGCCAGTACTTCCCTCTTTACTTAGTGCAGACATAATTGGATATTCTTGTTTTAGTTCTTTTTGTCTATGCTTAATTAAAACTTCACGTCTTTTATCTTCCGGTAAGTCAGTAAAACCCTCCCCATATAATTCATCAGGGGATGTATAAAATGTACCGTTCCTACCGAAAGTACCCATAGGAAATTTACTTTCTAAATACAAAGAAGAATTAGTAAGAATATTATTAGTACTATCTAAACCGTAGTTAAACTTTTTAAAAGCACTTATTTCATCCAGAGCTTCTTTCCTTTCTTTTTCTTTTTTTTGTTTTTTTATTTGTTCAGGGGTAGATTCTTTAAAAACTGAATTAAGAATACTAAGGTCAACAGAACTTGTAGATTTTTTATCCACATCATTAGTTTCACTATCTTTAATAGGGCTAGATATTATTTCATTAATTAAATTTAAATCTGCCATTTAGTCTCCTTATTTTTTAAATTCCCACTTATTTGTAAAAGGTATATTCATACCGTCTATCAAATCACTATCTTTTTCTATTAAACCACTATTTTTATACTGGTTAAGAATTGCTAATACAGCATCTTTATCACCTCCCCAAGTATCTTCACGCCCCTCTTTCTTCTGTTTCTTTTTCCACTTGTCTTTATAATTTTCTAAATCATTATGTATTCTAGTTATAAGTTCATCTTTATTATTTATACCTGAAAAATCTGAATCATCTATAATACTAGAATATAAATCATTTTCTGCTTTAGTTGCTAACGAGGGAACAAAAGGTTTACCTCTATCTTCTTTTTCTTTTTCTTTTATTTCTTTTTCTTTTTTAAGATTTCTAGCATCAATAGATTGAGCTATACCAAGCATTGCTGCTCCTCTTTGATAATCGTTATTAGTTAAAAATGCTTCCGCTATCCTATTGTAATAATCTGAACTTGTCTTATCAAGCTTTGCTAAATCTTCCTGTAACTCTTTTTGTAAAGCTTCATTTTTTTTTGCCTTAGACATTTCAGGGTCTTCATACCCTAGCTTTTTCATTAAGCCACGCCCTAACATATCACCAAACTGTTGACCTAGTATAGCTACCGTAGGGTCTATATTACCAGCTTTTATTCTTGCTAGTGCTTTTTTTCTATTTTCTTCTGCTCTTTTTTCTAATATAGATGCAGTATCTAACCCAAATATATTTTTAATCATCCCTGCCATTATGCACCTCCATAAGCTTTACCAGCAGAACCTGCAGCTGCTACTAACATTTGTTCGAATAATCCCGGCTTACGCCCTGTAGCTGGTGTACCTGCTTGGAATGCTCCAGCAGTTGCAGCAGCACGAGCTTGTTCTAATCCAGAAGCTTGACCAATTAAACCTTGCTCTATACCTAATACATCTTTAAATGTACCCATACTAGCCCCTAGACCACCTAGTAAGTTAACTAGTTGTTGTTGTCTTGCTTCTTGATTTATATTATATAGCTCAGATTGTAAACCAAAGTCTTGTAATCTTTCTGCGGAAGCTAGTTGTCTTGCTTGTGGCCCTAACTCAGCTAATGCCCTAGATTGTGCTAAACCTAATCCGTAAGCATCAGGGCTAACCATTCCTGTACCTTCCCCAGCACCTACTGCTTCTCCTGACACTTGTAATCCTAAACGACCTGACCCAAACAAATCACTTCTTAATTGTTGTCTTTGTCTTTCTAGTTCAGGTGTTAATAAAGCAGTTTGCTCTTGTAATATTTGTTGCTCCCTTGCTCTTAAATCATCACCCGTAAAATCAAATGTAGGGATAGGGGCTTGTGCCTGTTCTAAGTATTGAGAAAGTAAGGGGCTAGTTGCAGCAATACCTTGCCCATACAACGCTTGTAATTCAGGGGTTAGTTCTTGTTCAAACCTAAATCCTAAATCACCTTCTTTTCTTCCTGTTGCTGTACCCGCTAAACCTGTATATGTAAACGGTTCAAACCTAGCTCCGGGTGCAGCTTTAGCTGGCTGTGCTTTTTCTCCACCTAATATTTTTCCTATACTACTACCCATTTTTTATCTCCTTAGTTTTATTTCGTTTTCTCCAGACCTGATGTAACAAACCATCTAGGCCCATCTCTGTGCTATATAATTCAAATTTGTACATTTCTAAAAATTTCCTATGTTTGTTATCATCAGTGTTTTCATGTAAAGCATATACATCTTGTTTGTATAATCTTAGTATTAAATCTAAACTATGTTGTAAACTTTTCTTTGTTTCTTTATTCCATTTGTAAACATCACAATGTAAAAATAATTTGTCCTCGTACTGTTCTGTAAATATTGTATAATCTTTATAAAGTATTACAGGTGTTTTCATTAAGCAGTTCTTTTCCACATATATACAACTATGTAAGGTTGTAAGTTAGCATCTGTACCACTAGAACCAGCTGATGCTATAGATGTAGCAACAGTAACTCCTGTTGTTTTAGTTTCTGTAAAACCATGCGGGTCTCCACTTCTTAAACCATTAGGGCCATCAGCAGTTCCAGATGACCCATAACTTGGGAACTCTGTACCTTGAGCAGATAAATGTTTGTGTCCGGAGTCAGTTACTGTAGAAGTTGCTGTATGTGTATGACTTACTACAATAGCATCTGCACTACCACCTGTTTCTTCTAATGTATCAAATGCTGTATCACTACCATCTATACCTACCATAACACGACCTGCACCAAATGATACCCAAGTACCAAAACCTAATAAGGTTGCGGGGTTAGTAGCTACTGCTGCTTGTGTGTATATAGTCCCTACTGGAAATAAAGCTGCTTTAGCTGCAGCAACTGCAGTAGTGATAGCAGATGTTACATAAGCTGTAGTGCCTATTTGTGTTGAATTAGTAGCAGCACTAGCTGTTGGAGCTGTTGGTGTACCTGTTAAAGCAGCATTATTAGTATCAGCTTTACTGTTTACTGCTGTCTGTATGGCATCAAATTCATCATCTATCTCTGTACCTTTTACAATCTTATTTGCATTACCTGTAGATAACGCATCCTTTGCTGCAAAGTCTGTTGTTTTTGAATAATTACTCATTATATAATCCTACCCTGTTTAGTGTAAATGTCTAGTTTTTGAACGCTTAATAACGCCCCATCTATTGTTGTTTCAATACCAAGTTGTACTATTGAACCTGAACCTGATATAGAAGAATCAAGTCTTTCCAAAGAAATACCTGAATGATACTCTGCTATTGTTGCTGCATTACTTCCGTACTCAGCTATACCGTACTCTGATACTGCTGATTGACTTAAAGTAAATGGAAAACTAAAATAATTAGTTGTATAATCAAAACCACACTTTAAAGTAAAAGGTTGTGATGAACTTCCAATAGCTGTAACTGCTGCTCTCTTTATTAATTTAAGTATATTAGGTTTATTAAAATCAAAATGATTAGTAAAGTATGACATGGTATATGCACTACCATTATCGTTATAACCACTATACTCAGCTATACCATCTGTTTGTGTTAGATACATAACTTTACTAGTAGCATCATAAACATAATCAGTATGACTTAAATTATTCCAAGTAGTTACTCTTAATGAAGCATCTTCTAAAGTACCCCTAGTATCAAATAAAAATACTTGTGCTGCTTCCGGTAAACTAATTAAATAAAAAGCTTCTTCAGGAAAGTAACAAGATTTAACTAAACCTAGGTCACTTTCTCTATTAACTATATCCATAAATGTATCTCTTACATTTTTAGATAAATCATTTAATGGTTGAGATTTTTCTTGTATTGTTCTACCTAATGAACGTAATCCAGTTGCCGATAAAAATACAATATCAGTTCCTGTATTTTGAATACTATCTCTAGCTATACACCCTACCCCTGAAATAACCTCAACTAAAGTTAAAGAAGTTGTACTAATAGTAGATGCAAAGTTATCTCCATCTGAATATATAATAATATGGTTTTTACAAAATATAATTAAGTTACCATTCATTTCACCTAAACCAGTAATTACATCTTGACCTTTAGGTAAAACTCCAGCTATGTTTAAAGAACCAGAACTACCTCCACCCCATTTATATCCATGTAATAAATCAGTAAAGTATACTGTAGTTTTATTAGTTGTAGTATCAGCAGCCCATAAACGACCAAAGGCTGACATAACTATATTAGCTTCTGGTGGTGTTCCTGAACTTCCTGTGTGTTGGTCTATACTTTTAAATTCATTAGGTGTAGTTTCATTTGTGTAATATAAAGGTTTATAATCTCTTTGGAAGAAATATGCTATATCGTTTAGTGTTGCACTACTCCAATTACCAGCACTAATAGTATCAGTAGTAGTAGGGGTGCGTTCTGTTAATGTAGCCAGTCCTGTATAAAATTTAGTACTAGACCAAGACACTAAAGTATTAGTTCCTGCTATATCTAAAAAGGGGTGCATACCTTTTAAGTTAACACCTGTACCACCGGAAGTAGTACGATATAACCAACCTTTTCTTGCACCTAATCTACCAAATTCATCTATAATACAGTTATTAGCTTCTAAAGCAAAGCTAGGGTCATTAGCTACACTAGACTCTTGGGTATTTAAACCTAAGAATGCTGGGGCTACTAATGATGCTGTTAATATTTGTTTTGACATTATTTAATAATTCCTAAGTAATTAAGCTTCATACCAAATACTTTCTTCTGGGTGTTTAGCTGCATCTAAAGCTATAGCATCTTGTAAGGCATTGTTTGCTCTAGCATATGCACTTGTTGTAGTAGCACCACCATCTTCTCCACGTTCTTCTACAGCTAGTGCATAAGCTAATAGTTCAATAGGTTTAGTTGGTACGCTAAAAGTATCTGCATCACTTTCTAATTCTGCACTTCTTAATATTACATTAAAGTAAATCGTATAAGCTTTATCAGGTATTGGATATAAATCAACTTGTGTATCCCCGTCAGAACTTATACCGTTAAAACAATAGTAATAGGGTGAGCCTGTTGCTGGTTCTGTATTTAAAAATAAATTATTAAAATCATGTGAACTTTTTTGTTTTAAGAAAAAATCATCAGTTTCATTTATAACATCTAATACTGTTAATCTATTCTGTGTACCATTAAGTTCATAATTAAATATACCATTGGAAGTGGTAGCTGTTAGTGTATTACGAAGTCCTGACCAATGCCAAGCATTCTCTACATCTATTAAAGCATCATTAACTAACACCCCTATTAATTTAGAGTATGTTGTTTCATTTACAGATGCTACAGTTCTTTCCCTTAATCGTTTTAAAATATTGTTTACTACTTGTAAGTATGTCATTTTATATTCCTATGTTGTACGGTACTTTTTTACTTTCTTTGCTACCTTTTTAGGTTGTGCTACAAACTGTTTACCTTTTCTATTACCTTTTGCTTTAGCAGCATTAGTAGCTCTTTTCTCAGCGGGTGTTAAAGCATTCCAAGCTGCATCCGGTAAGTATCTTCTTTTACCATTACTAGGTTTACCACTAGATGTTCTCCACTTTTGATTAGTCCAATCAGTTAAACTTTGTTGTCTTTTAGTTTTATTAGACATAACCACCACCTTTAGCTTTATATTGTTTAGCTAACATTTGAGCTTTACGAGCTGACCATTGTCCGGGCTTACCACCCTTACTACCTGCTTTAATTTTGTTAAAAAGATTTTTACGCATAGTAGGTTTAGTATAATTACCTGCTTTATTTACTGTACTTTTTTTTGTTTTCTTTTTTACCATTTTACTTTATTCGCCCAATAAGCTGCTGACATTTTTCCTTTAGCTATATTTTTACCATGTCTAGCTTTAAATGATTTTCTTTTTGCTTTCATTTTAGCTGACTCCCCTGATTTAGGTTTACCTGCTGTACTAGCTCCTTGCTCTCCAAACCTAATAGTTTTTATTTTATCACCTTGTTTAGCAACTACTACATGAGATTTCTTAGGATGGTTAGGGGTACGTTTAGGTTTATTATAACAACATACACCTGCTTTTTTTAACCTGCTGTCTTTTTTCTTATCTGTCATAATTTATGTGGCATCCTTCCACGATAGTACAATCTTCTGTACTGACCATTGATTTTCCTATTTGGATGTGCCGCCATTATTTTTGCAAGTTTATACATATTGCCTCCTCTTATAACTTAGTTATACCACCAAAGCTAGATAGCCATACTATTAAACTTATAGATACAACACCCATAATCCACATTAGTTTTTTAGATACACTTTTACCAACTTCAGCATATACTTTTTCTAATGCTCTTCCAGCTGCTTTTTCTGCTATTCTATCTATGTCAGCTTCCGTTAAAAATTTTTGTTTTTCATTCATTTGTATCCCCTTACAATTTTATTTGATGGTATTACTTTATTATTAACAATACCAGATGTTATTTTATTTTTAATAACACCCATAAACATTAATGTATATACAGGTTTATTTGCTTTTATTTCGTGAAACTGATTATGCGATAACTTATTAATCCATTTCTTTTTTGTTGCAATACCATTTACAACTTCTGTATATGAACCCCACAATAAAAAAGATATAAAAGAACCTTCGTGATTATGTGGTATTTGTTTAATTGCAAATATTTTAGAAAATAATACAGTAAAATATGGTGTCCAAATACCCCACCGTTTTAACATGGGATTGCCAGTTCTAGTAATCACATGGCTAGAACCAATACCACATTGATTATAAATCTTTGAGAAGAACTTTATCATAGCCA